TTGGTTGATATAACGGGTTCGCTGATTGCCGCCGCGTCAAAATAATAGCGTTCCGATTTGGAAAGCAGGAAAATATATTCGTGGCTCTTGGTGCAGCGATCCCGGACGCTCTCCGGCATACAGTTGGATTTGTTCCATATAATATCCTGGCGCAAATACCACCCGTCTGCCCGGAGGGCAAAAGCCAGCTGCCAGGGAACGCCGATCAGGTCTTTGTATTTGTAGCCCCGCGGCGTATGCTTTGCCGTGTGGCCGTAGGAATTACGGGTGTTCGGCGGCTGGCTTCCTGATCTGGTGGCGTAACTGTCGCCCATGTTCACCCACAGGGTTCCGTCTGCCCGCAAAACCCGCCGGACCTCACGGAAAACGGAAACCAGTGATTGCAGGTATTCCTCCACGCTGGCCTCGTTTCCAATTTGACCCGCCGCGCCATAATCTCGCAAATTATAGTAGGGCGGGGAGGTGACGCAGGTATGGACGCTTTCTGGCGGCAATTTCCGCAGTTGCTCCAGCGCGTCGCCCGTCATGATTATTTCAGCCATTGGCGGGCACCTCCAGCAGCTTCTCCCATGGCCTTGCCATGGGAAACTCCGGGGCGCCGATCCAGCCCCATGTCCGTTCGTATTTCTCGGTCATGCTCTTGGCCAGGGCGGCAGCCTCCGCCGCCGTGTAAAACAGTTTCTTTCCGATGTCGTCCAGTCTGCGGTAATCCGGCTCCGGGAACCCATCTGGCCCCGTGGAAAGCAGGCTCACCTCTGTATATCCGCCGGCGAAAAATCCGCGCACCGCGCCCTTGCACACGCAGTATTCCATGACGGGCGCAGCGTGGCCGGGTATGTAATAGCGGTGTTCAAAGACGGCGTACATTTCCGTGCCGATCTCCGGCCTTTCAACTCTCGCCATTGTCTGCCGCCTCCAATTTCTCCGCCAGGGCCTCAATGGTTGCCGCCGCTTCCTCCAGTTCCGTGGCCAGAATATCCCGGCAAAAACGGTTCCGCTGGTGCATGGCCTCCAGGCGGAGGTCTGCGGCCTGCTTTTTATACTGGTTCTGGCTGTCTGTTCTAACCGGGCCGCTTCCTGTGTATGGCTGGTTCAGCCACCACATGGCGCTGTTTCGCTCTGCTTGGTGTTGGCAGCTGTCGCCGTCACAGTCTGCCGCCGCGCAGTTATCGCAGAAAGCGCGGTGAAAAGCGTCGTCCCACGGGCCGGACAGAACGGGGAGGGCGTCCAGAAACTCCCCCAGGGCCTCCGGGGAGGCCGTGATCCTTTCAAAGTTGTTCAACGTCCTGCCTCCTCTTTGTGGAGATCCACGCCCTCCAGCGCAGTCCACACGGCCCGCTCCCATTCCTTTGCCCAGCCGGAACAGGCTTTCCGTACTGCGGTAATCACGACGGCCTCACCGTCAGCCTCCCACAGCAGGCGGTCCTTGTCGATCACGTCCGCGCCGATATGCTCCGCTGGATCCCGCTCGATCATGTCCACCAGGTACAGGGGGACACCCCAGCAGGCACCGCCGCCGGGCGGCTGGTAAATCTGGAACCCCTGCATAATCACCGGCACCATGGTGACCTCCTCGCCGCGGGTGCCGCCGCGCCAGTGGTCCATATCGTCCGCCGCCGTTTCTCTCATAACCAGCTGCGGATCTCCGTCCTTAATAATCGACGTGGGCATACCACTTTCCGGGATCACGCCCATGTGTTCCACGATGGTGGCCAGCACCTTGCGCGGCAGCAGGGCGCGGTTGGCCATGGCAAACCAGTGATCCGTGTAAATGGCCACGTCGTTGCCGGTGTTCAAGACGGTGTACCCGCCCGCTTTGTAGGCTCTTTTGATGGCGCGGATCAGCCCGCCCTCGTTAATCAGCATTTGAAACCCTCCTTTTATATAAGGTGCGGCATAGGCACCGGCCTTTCCTCCTTGTCGGCCCTCCACACCTCTGCTTCCCGTATTTCTGTCCAGTCACAGCCCCAAACCTCCGCCGCGTTCAGCAGGGCGGCAAAATTGGAACCGTGCGGCACCACGACGGTGCCATATTTCCGGCTTACCACTCTGGCGCAGCCGCTGGCCTGCCAGCGTTCCCGCCGTGCCCGCTCCGTCACAGACGTTTCATACTTGCGGGCGGCCTCGCGGGTTACACCCCGCCCCAGGCGTTCACCGTACATTCCCATGTTTCCATGGCCTCCTTGACTGCCTTGGAGTAGTCGGTGGAGGTGATCCCGCTGTCCCATGCGCTTCTCGCGCCGCCCTCGCCCATGTTGTAGGCCATGGCGGCCTTTTCGACGTTGCCATACTTGGCCAGATACAGGCCCAGCTTGTAGCAGCCGCCCGCGATATTCCCGGAGGCGGTGGTGGGATCCAGCCCCGTGGCCGCCTGGATCTCCGCATGGTAGGAACCGCCGGGACCGGGGTTTAACTGCATGATCCCCACCTCACCAGAGGCGCCCACGGCGTCCATGTCGAAATTGCTTTCCGTCTGTGCCACCGCCAGGGCCAGAGGATAGGGGCAGCCGTATTCCTCGCAGTACGTCCTCATGTAGTCCTGCCATTCGTAGGGCATAGGAACCGCCAGGGAGAAATAACCTTGCGCCAGCAGCGCCTCCTCGATCTTTTCCGCTTCCTGCGGATCCTCCATGTATTCCTCCTCCGCCGCCGCGGTGAACAGCAATTCCGTTGGCAGGATTGCCGCCGGGGCCGCCGACGCTTCCGGCGCGGCAGGTTCCGCCGCCGGTTCCTCGCTGTACGCCTTGGCCACCATGACCACGCAGACGGCAACGAACAGCGCCAGGGCGATAAAGGCCAGAACCTTATTGCGCCGGCGGGCTTTGCGCTCCCGCTCCGCCGCGCGGGCGGTTCTGCGCTCCTTGGCCGCCTTGATCTCCGCCGCGGCCTGTTTCAGCTCACGGGCGGTCACCGCCGCCCGGTAAACGGCCAGATCGTCCTCCACGGCAGAGATCCGCACCCCCTGGGTGGTCTGCTCGGTGGTGATGGCCGCCACGTCCTGCTCCAGCTTGTCCACGCGCCGCTCCATGCGGCGGGCGTATTTTTCGCCTTTCTGGCTCATTTCTTCGTTACCTCCTTTTTTCTGGTGGCCCGCCCGGTCACCTCATAGGTGATACCGAACCGGCGGCGTCCGCACTCCGAACAGGTGATTTTCTCACACCTCTGCGCGACGGGTTTTACAGTCTTACCCCTGGCCTCCAGATCGATGGCGCAGGGCAAACATAACAGCTTTGTCATTCGTCCGTGCCCCTTTCGTCAATATGGGCGGCGCACATATCAGCCTCATGCAGCCGCCACACCCATGGCGTTGCGTCCATGGCCGCGGACAGTTCCCGCAGGTCTGTGCGGGCCGCCGTGTCATAGGCTCCCATGTGCCAGCGGATTGCCAGGGCTTCGTGATCCTCCAGCCGGATAAACCGGGCGATCTGGTACAGGCTTTTTTCTCCGTGCCCCAGTGGGAGGGGATCCCGGAACGTATAACCCAGGTAGTCCTCCCACACACCCGTTTCCTGGTTCCTGCGGCGTTTTCTTTCAATGTGGTACACGCCTGCCTTGCACACGTCATGCAGCAGCCCCAGGATCGCCACGGTTTCCTCCTCCTGCTCGGAGAGGGTGGCAGGCCCCGGCGTGTCCTCTTTCGTCAGGTCGCGGATCGTGATCTCCCGCAGGCGGTAATAAACGTGCAGGCTGTGAATAACCAGGCCGCCGGGGAAAGCGCCGTGGTGCTTGGCTCCCGCCGGTGCCTCGAAAAAGTCTGTTTCATTCTCCAGCCGCTCCAGCAGTTCCTCCGCGCCGTTTCGGTGGACGCTGGCCAAAAACAGATTTTTGAAAAGGGTGGTCATGGCCCGCTGGCCGTTTCTTTCTAAAAAATCAGACATTTGCCGTTCCTCCTATGCTTCCGGGACTTCGTTGCCCCAGGCGTCCCAGCCGTCAGCCCTCTGGCGGGCGAACATTTCCAGCCTGGGCACGTCGCCCAGCAGTTCCACGATCCGCTGGCGGGTTTCGTCCGGCTTCTTGCTGTGCCCCTCGAACGGGGCTTCTATAATCTGGTGGACATTGTGGGCGCGGATCTGCGTCTTGGCCTTAAAGCCCGGCGTGACGCCCAGCAGGCAAACCTCCGCGTTTGCGCGGGTGTAGGCACCCAGCCCCATGAAATTGCCGCCCTGCTTGCGGTTCTTTTTGACCCACACGAAAGCCGCGGTTTTGTATGTAAAGCCCCACGCCTCCATGACCTTTATGGCCTCCGTGATATTGGGGAACGTTGCCCACATAAAGCAGGCTGCCCCCTCTCGGACGATTTCGCGGACCGGCAGGGCGCATATTTCCGCGGTGGTCATGGTTGGGTAATGCTGTTTTGCAATCCCGCGGGAACTTTTCGTGTTCCCGCCCTGGGAATATGCCCACGGCGGATCCGCATAGATCACGCTGTACTGTTTGGCGGGGAGGGGGATATGGTCAGGCATGGCCGTTCACCTCCCGCTTTCCGCTGGCGGCTTGATCCGCCACGAAATAAAGGGCCTCCACGTTTGAAAAGGTCGTGGCCCGCGCCAGCCCCTCCGCCTCCGCAATCATCAGATCCGCGTCAAGCCCTAATATTTCAGCCGCAGCCCTGACGGCCTTTTCCGCCTCCAGGTATTCGTTGATTGCGGCCAGCTGCGGGGAGGTGTAGGCCGTCACCAGGGCCGCGGTCATGTCGTTACGCTCTGCCATGTGCCTGCCGCCTCCTCTCCATGGCGGTGGTGGCTTCCTCCACCATGCCGCGCTCCCGCAGGCCCTCAACGGAAAGGCGGTGCGCCTCATGGTACAGCTGCCCGCCCGCCGCGTCGTGCGTCGTGATCGTCAGGATCGGGTGCCCCAGGGAGGAGGAAAGAAACGCTTTCGTGTAGCCGTCGTCCGTCGTCCATTCCAGCCAGTAGTCCGGGCGGCCATTCGCTTTCTTGAAATCCACGCGGCGCATACCCGGCAGGGGCTTGTATGTCGCCACCAGATTGTAAAGGCTGGTTTTGTTGGCTTTCAGCCTCAACACGGGGCCACCTCCGTTCTGTACCATTCCAGGATCCGCTTGGCGTACTTCTTGCGGATCCGCTTCTTTTTGGTGTGGCGGTAGCGGTTATAAAGCGGGCGGTTGTCAACCGACGCCCAGCGCAGCGCCGTTTCCATTTCCTGCTGTGCTGCCACCTCCGCCGCCACCCGCTGGATCCATCTGCAGAAACTGTTTACCGTGGTCAGAACGCCCGCCGTAATCTCGCGGATCGCCTTGGCCAGTTCCTCACAGTTTGCCGTGGCCTGCTCCATGTTTATGCCTATCTGCGGCACCAGCATAGTGTTTTCACTCATGTGGAAAACCCTCCCCATTCTCCCAGCCCAGCAGGATATGGTGGGCCAGGTCGTTCATGTCGCGCCGCGCTTCTTCCAGCGCCAGCAATTTGTGGTATGAGATCCCGACGCCCTCCAGCTTGTCCCGGAAAGCCTTGGCCGCTTTGACCGCCGCCGCGATCTCCGCCCTGTCGTCCGCCACCTCCGCCGCGGAAATGGCTGTGCTTCTGTCGTCCATGGCGTTCTCCTCTCACGTCCGTATCAGGTGCCCGCCTGCTGGGGCTTGCCTCTGCGTCGGAGGTTAGCCTGGAAACGGCGCTGCGCCAGTTCCGGGTCATAGGCGGGGCGCTGGTTCCGGTCCAGCTTTTCACCGTCCTGGCCTCTCCGTAATTCTGCGTAGATCGTTTTTCTGGATTTCCCCAGGTGCGTGGCGATCTCCGCCACACTCGCGTAATTGCGCCACGCCTTGGCGATATACTCCCGTTCGGCGGGGCTAATGTATTTTTCGCTCATGGCTTTTTCACCTCCGATTGCGACAAAAAAATAAGAGTAACAAGGGATTTCCCTTTGTTACTCTTATTGATAGCATTTTCGGCGCGCTTTGCTGCAATTTTTTTGCTTTGACAGATATGCTTCGTTCGCGTAGAATAGATATGATATCATTTTAGCAGGAGAACCTATGAAAAAACAACTTGCAGCGCTGCTGCTCCTTCTTTTTGTGTTCTCGCTTTCCGGCTGCGGCGAAAAAGCTGCCGAGAGCGAGGCGCGCACGGTCTACGCCATGGATACGGTGATGAACCTGACGGTTTACGGCGAAAAGGCTGCCTCCGCGCTCGAAAACGCGGAAAAAGAACTGCATACCTTAGACGGAGCAGTCCTCTCCCGCACGGCGGAGGGCAGCGAGCTTTCCGCACTCAACGCAGCGAACGGGGAAGCCGTTTCGTATGCCGCGGACGACCCACTGCCGAAACTCATCGAAACGGCGCTTACCATCTCGGAGGCAACGGACGGCGCATTTGACCCGACGCTTGCCCCCGTGCTCGACGCCTGGGGCTTTACAAAGGACTTACGCCGCGTGCCGTCCGCGGATGAACTGACGGCGCTGCTTGCCCGCACGGGGCGCGACAAGATCGCGCTCGAAAAAACGGCGGACGGCTATTTGGTCACACTCTCCGGCGGCGCGCAGCTCGACCTCGGCGGCATCGCAAAGGGCTACGCGGCGGATCTTCTGCGCGCGCAGCTTGAAAAAGAGGGCGTCACCTCGGCGACGCTCGACCTCGGCGGCGG